GAAGGCCAGCCAATCCTCAAATGATACAACAGCTACGCCCTCGCACTCCAATCCATGGTTCAGCGCGCTGATGGGTAGGGTAACGCGGATCGGTTTGTTGTTGAACTTCCAGATCAGCACAGGGGTGCGATCACCGGCCGCATCACAAACCTGTTGCCACCAGTTCTTCGAAAACCACCAGCCGTCCTTGTAGGCTTTGCATTCGATGGCGTAGCCGGGTATCTCGATGTCGCACAGATCCTTCGCCTGATACTGATCAAGATTGCGCTTGCAACGGATCTCAAGGCCATGCTCCTCAAAAAACCCGTTGAGGCGCTTGACGATATCCCGCTCGAACGCGGCCCCTTTGTTTCGACTGTCAACCATTTCGCGATAGTATCTGAAATGACGTAAAATTCTAGTCACTATGGGGCCCATTGGGGCCCCGCGAATCGGCCCCTCGGCTCGCAACCCCCAAGGATGCGCGGACTCCCTGCCGCGTTTGGGGGCCGAGGGGCCCCTACTTTTGCGAAGTAATTTTTTTGGGTACTGAATGTACCAAACTCAGCTATAGCTACAGCCGACGCCGCGCTTTGCCCAAGGGGGGTGCCACCCCCCCGACCCCCTCCCGATTTGGCCGCGCAAAACCGAATCCATAGAGACCCAAATTTTGGGTTTTTATAACTTCCTTAAATGAAGATTATCGTCAGTTACAGCGCACCTTGACCCATGAGCGCACAAAAGTATGCATCGCGACCTTTTTCTTATGCCAAAAACGGCGCTCAAAGCCTGCTCTTAGGCCATTTAGGAATTTCCCAGAGTTTTTGGGGGGGAGAAAGAGGGAGGGCCTCTACACGGTTCAATCCGTAAGTTAGTACTCACTAACCTGTCAATTGTCTTATGCCGATTTTATGTTAGTGGTCACTAACTTTTTGATGGTAGCTGTGCCCCAACCTTTGCGTGATCTCTCCCATGCAGGAGCCTCTGATGCAACCGCGTTAATGCACACCTCTGGGAAGATATGCACAGGTTGAGTGTGTCAACCGACCACAGCCAAAGCCGGTTGGGCATACCGCTATGAGGACAGTATGCCCGAGGGGAAGGAGTGCATCAGAGATTGTCACTTCAATGGTCCTTCGATGAGAAGCTATTGTCTACGCCAAGCAACTCGTTGAGTCGCGCCTTGATATCGTCCTTCGTCATCTTGTCGATGTTGGCGTTGATGTTGAGGTTCTGACTGCGCTGGATGGTCAAGCCAGCCAATTGATTGAGTTCTTTCACCGCGCTTACGGCCGCGTTGTAAGCGCCAGTCTCGAAGCTCGTCTCTGCTATCTTCCACAGCATCGAGCCAGTCTTCTCAGGTGTGATCGCGTACTTCTGCCGCAACTCATCCTGCTTCATGCGGACAGCGCGCGTGACCTTCGGGAAGCTCTCACCATCCAGCATCTTCGATGCAGACGCGGCAGGGAATGCGAACCCTGCTCTTCGTGCCGCTTCGGTCTGTCCGCACGCACCTTCGGTGTAGTGCCACACGAATGCCGCCTGCATCTCTGTGATGTCGAGTTCGGGATCTGCCTCGAACTGTGCTGGCGACTCGACCAGCGGTGGCGTCTTCTTCCGTGGTCGGCCGACCTTGCGCTTGGGCTCACTCACGATCTTCGATCTCCTTCGGCTGTTCGCTAAACAGCGACTCGCCATACCTGTCGTAATTGCGTAACCACTTTCGCACGGTTGCTTCGCCGACGCCAATTGCCTGCGCGACTTCCCAAAAGGTTTTGCCGTCTGCTCTCAACTTCTGCGCGTGCGCTACTTCTCGTCTGGTCATCATCATAATCCATGGTGAGCAGTGTACAGGGCAGGGTAGTGTGTCCATTCCATATAGTAGCTAGTTTACACCTTACAAACTTTCTATTTGTAAATATAAAACTACACTTATATAGTTTTAAGTACCCTACACTACCCTGTCACTAACCTCAGTTAAAACAGACACTTGCGACCCTCAAGGACAGGGTACAGTGTACTATCCCACCCAAAAACACCCAAATTTGTAAGCTCTTCAGTTTTACATTTGTAAGCGAGCCCATTCCTTACAAATCGGCCATTTCGGCCCAAACCCTACCCTGTACCCTGCGTAGTACCCTGTCAGTCACCCCACTTCGGAGCGCCCTCCCCAATCCCATCTTCGATGCGATCCCAATCGAGATCATAGATTTTGCGCCCATTTGATCGGCGCGGCGTCACGCCATTCGCCTGCAACACGCGGGCCGCTTCTTTGAAGTCTGCCGCTCTCGGCACCTTGATACCGAAGTCCCGCAGTAGCTCTGTCATCTGCACGGGGCGCGTGTAGGTAGACTCGAACTTGACGTGCTGGAGGATCAAGTCTTCGACTGCGCTTTGTGTCCTGCTCATCTCGTTGCTTTCGTTCAGCCGCTCGCGCTCTTCGCTGGTGAGGAACCAGCCCGCCCCTTTATCGAAATACTGATCTTTGATCTCAGCCCACACCTGTTGCATATCGATGTTGTGCCGCCAGTTGATACTGGTGACCCGCACTACCCAGAATCTTCGATTCCCCGTGCTGTCGCTCAGGAACTCGTTCTCATTTACCGACCCGTAGAAACAGGTGCGCCGACGATACCGCGAGAACCCGCGATCATAGGGCAGGCGTAGCTCGTCATGGCTTTTGGTGATGAACGCCTTCAGTTGATCGAGGTCAGCCTTTTTGAACGTGCTCCCCAACTCTCCGAGTTCGCAGATCCAGTGAGAGACGCACTGCTTCACGCTGTCTTTATCACTTGGGTTCAGCGTAGCGCCTTCGAGGAGCCAGTCCGCCTTCGGCGCCAACCGCTTCATCCACTGCGTCTTGCCGATAGCCTGTCTGCCGACAAACACGAGGATGCCCTCACTGCTCACCCCTTCGGGGCCACACGCCGCCGCGACACAACTGATCATCCACTTGAACATCAGGATTTCCTTCAGTTCCTTGTCTTCCGCGACCACCGTGTCGAGAAGCTCTTGGACACGGGATACACCATCCCACGGTTGGCTGGTAATCCACTCAGCCACAGGGTTGGACTCTCTCGCCAAGAGTTTGAGGTTAAAGCGCACCCTGTCATGCGGCACACCTAGCTGAATACAGCGGTCCTCGATCTCTGTGACCGCCGCGTCCTCTTCCAGATCGCTGATCAGATCGAGGTTGGGGATGTGTATGTTCATGCGCTTCTTGATCACGTCGTAAGCCACGTCGATGTCATTCACGATCAGCACACCTCGGTGATTCTCCTTGGTCTGCATCATCCGTCCGCGTTCCGTTCTCTCGAACTCGAATGCCTGCGGCACGTTCACCTCTTGCAAGCTCGGCATCAGTTCGCCTTCCAACGCTTGCGCGTGATCGTTGTAATCCCCCACTTCCGTGGGCATCAACACCTCTGCCTGACCGCTCTGCGAGCGTATGCGCTGTGCCGCTTCTACCGCGTAGCGCTCACCCGTCTTGCTCTCATCGAAATCCGCGATGAAGACGTGCTTCGCCTTGGGGTACAGCGAGAAAATGACCTCTGCGACGTGTGGCAGGTTGCCCGCATCAAAACTGACCACGACAGGCTCCTTGCGGTCAGCGTAATAGCTCGCGCCAGTTGCATAGCCTTCCGTGTAGTTGATGATGTGCGCCGTGTCGATATGCTCTTTGCCGATACAATAGAAGCCACCCTTCTTCTTGCCGCCTGTCAGGAAGCGCTTCTGTCCCTCTGGGCTGATAAATTGCAGGGTCTGTACACTGAAGTTCTGATTGTAGGCGGGTATCAGCAGGGCATCCTTGTACTGTCTGAGCCCGTGGCTGACAACGCCCTTGGCTTCGAGGTAGGGATGGATGTCGCAGGGCTGTGCCTGATCCCACATGGTCTGCGCCTTTTTGCTGACCTTGCTGTGCTCGATCTCCTGCGCCATGATCGCCTGCTCTTTGCGGCGCTCGATCTCTTCCTTCTGCTCTTTGCTGAGCTTGTAGCCCTCGCTGTTGTTGGCACGCCACTCGCCGATCTGACCTATGTCATAACGGTTTGCTGTGCCATACGGCCGGTCCTGATTGAACCACACCTGATACCACGCAATCTGCTTGCGTCGGCCGTCCACCTCCATGTAGGCCCTGCCAATCTCCCCCTCGTCGACCAGCCCCTTCTTCGGGTCCAGCAGTACGCCCTGACCCTGTAGCCAGTCCACAAACTCTCTCTGAATGTCGTTGGAGAGCGGGCGGCTGAAGTCCTTTGACTGATCTTTTATTTTGATTGCCATTGCGTCTCCCTGTGTCAGCGGTGTATATTAGTGCAAGTTTGTACAAATCATCAAGGGAGATTTATCAATATGGGTATGAATTTGAAATTTGATGGCGGTGACTCTGAGTACGAAGTGGTGCCAGTTGGGTCGCACAAAGCCATCTGCTACAAGGTGGTGGACGCGGGGACCGCCGAGGAAGACTACCAAGGTGAGAAGAGCAACAAGCATAAAATCTTTATCTTTTGGGAACTGCCCGAGGTCAAGACACAGGATGGTCGACCCATGTCGATCTTTTCGCAGTACACCGCCTCACTCAACGAGAAGTCGAATTTGTATAAGGCGGCGATAAGCTGGCTCAATCGTGGCTTCACCGAAGCAGAAAAGCAAGGCTTCGATCCATCGATCTTCATTGGCAAGGGTTGCAAGCTGGAGGTCCAGCACACGGTGAACGGCCGCGCGAAGGTGGCCAACGTGCTGACCGCGCCCAACGCCTTCGATGAGAACGAAGAGTTGCGGCAACTGCCCACAACCAACGAGCAGGTGGTCTTCGACCTTGAGGATTATCTTAAAGAGTTCTCAGGCGAATCCTGTGCAGAGTCGAAGCGTGCGTGCGACATCTTCGATAACTTGCCGCGCTTCATCCAACACCGGATTGCGGGTTGCGATGAGGTAGGCCGCGATTTAGTGCCGCCGTGCTTTGAGATGCAGGCCGCGCTAAAGCGCGGGGAAACCAGTGGGGGAAAGCAATCAGGCATGAGCATGACGCAGGCAGAGGTGCTGGCGGCAGGAAAGAAGCCCTCAGAGCCACTGCCACCGCTCGCGGAAGACGATGACATACCGTTCTGAACGCCCTGTGAGCGATATTTGCGAAGGCATAGGGCTCTTGGGCCTGCACCTCGTCGATACGGGCTCACAACTGCTTAACGGGCTTCTGCTGGGCAATCCAGCCGAAACAATAAGCTCAAGGGCGTTTCGCTCGGATGTCGGATCATTCTGGTATCTGGTGCGGCGCGTCCTCGACGCTGTGTTGTCGCCAAGAAAACGCGACTGGTGTAGCTGGTCGTATCAGCGCTGTCTGGAGCGCTCTAAACGCCTACTGAGAGACGATTGATGTCCATAGATGATGCAACCCCCGCCGAATGGGATAGAACGGCTAAGAAGACGTTTAAAGAGATCGCGGATGGTCTTGATCTAATCCACAAGCCACCGCACTACAACAAGCACGGCGCTATCGAGGCTATCGACGCCATCAGGGAGGTGCTTGGCCCTATCGGCTTCAAAGCGTATCTGCACGGAAACATTATGAAATATGCGTGGCGAGCCGATAGGAAGGGCGAGGTTGCCGATATGAGGAAGATGATCTGGTATGCACAGCGCTGGATCGAGGAGACCGAGAGTGAGTGAGCAACAAACGCTTTTCGGTGAAGAGCCAAATTGGTGGGATGAGCATTGGCAGGATATGCCAGAGTTTGTGCAGGATCGGCAGGAGCCACACGCCTGCATCAACATCCGCTTCGAAACTGAGGCTGATTTGCAAGAGTTTGCACAATTAATTGCCCAGAAACTCACTCACAAAACCAAGAGCATCTGGTTCCCGTTCCGATCACATTGGGGCGCTGAGCACAATCAAATGATCTATGTCGATGAAAAAATATCCCATCTACATAGTCAGCAAGGGTAGGTCAGACAATGCGGTAACGATGAGGGCGCTTACAAACATGGGCGTCCCTTTTCGAATCGTTGTGGAAGCACAAGAGTTCGATCTTTACGCCAATCGATACGGCGCAGAAAACTTGTTGATTTTGCCGCAAACCTATCTCGATGAATATGACACTTGCGATGCTGTTGTTGGCAGGTCCAAAGGGCCCGGCTCTGCTCGTAATTTCGCGTGGGATCACGCTATAGCAGAAGGTCACGCTTGGCATTGGGTGCTCGATGACAATCTTGAAAACTTTCACCGGCTCAACAGAAACAAAAAAGTCCGAGTGAAGGGTGACGCAACATTCGCCGCCGCAGAGGATTTTGTAAATAGGTATACAAATGTCGCCATCGCTGGCTTCAACTATTACAGCTTTGCCAAGGCCGCAGATCCGGTGCCACCTTTCGTGCTGAACACGAGGATCTATTCCTGCCTGCTGATACGCAACGACATCCCCTACAGGTGGCGAGGGCGCTACAACGAAGATACCGACCTGTCATTGCGCGTGCTGAAAGACGGCTACTGCACTGTGCAGTTCAACGCCTTCCTGTGCGGGAAAGTCACAACCCAACGCATGAAGGGCGGCAACACTAAAGAGTTCTATGCAGAAGAGGGCACCAAGCCAAAAAGCCAAATGCTGGCGGACTTGCACCCAGATGTGGCCAGCGTCGTGTGGCGTTTCAATCGGTGGCACCACCATGTCGATTACTCGTCATTTCGTAGCAACAAGCTAATCTTCAAGCCAGATCATTGCCCGAAAGAAGGCATCAACGAATACGGCATGAAGCTCGTTCACGAACAAAGAGACCTAGAGGGTATATAAATGAATACATTTGAAGTTGGTGTTTACGACGGCCTCACCTACGAGGAATATGCGGCCATTCCCGCTTGGCGATCTCACGATCTCACCGAGCTAATCAAATGTCCCTATCGCTGGCGCAACAAACGCGACATCTCGGAATCGCCCGCTCTACTGGAGGGCCGCGTTCAGCACACTGTCTTCTCGGAACTGGAGAAGTTCGATGACGAGTTTGTGATCGAGCCCGCTGTCGACAGGCGCACCAAGGTTGGCAAGGAAGCCTATGCCGATTGGCTCGATACCGTAGGCAACCGCACGCCAATCAAGCAGGATCTGTTTGATGTCTGCATGGAGCGCCGCGCTGTGCTATCCGACTACATCCCCAAGCAATCCGATAGGGTCGAGCTTGTCATCTGCTGGGAATGGCACGGCGAGCCCTGCAAGGGCCGTATGGACTGGTATACCGGCACCGACATTTGGGATCTCAAGACCGCGCGGGATGCGTCTCCCCGTGGATTCCGATCTTCGATCAATAGCTTTCGTTACTATCAGCAGGCGGCCTACTACCTCAATGGCGCGCACTCTGTGGGGTTACGGGCCGACAAATTCTATTTCTTGGCCGTGGAGAAGGCGCATCCCTACCCGTTTGGTGTGTACACACTGAGCGATGAAGCCATCGCTTTTGGGGATGCGCGCAACGAGCAAGCGCTCAAGATTGGGCTGGAGTGCTTGGAAACGGACGTGTTTACGCCGTTCAACGCTCATCACAATGTCGTGGAGTTTGGGGCCGACGAGCTTTATTGAGGATCGAGCGGGATCACATTGTCCCGCTCTGGCTCCTCTTCATCGTCGTGATAATCGTCATCTTCCTGCGGGTAAGACATAAAAACGCCCTCTTCGAGGGTCGCTGAGATAATCAGCGTCTCTCCCGCCTCAAGCTCCGCTTCGAACTTAATCTTCCCCATATAGCGTGCCCCGCTCTTGGTGATAAGTCACGTTGGCAAGATGCGCCTCGAACAGATCGCCCTTGCCCTGACCGTAATAGCCTACGGCTAAACGCTCTGCGAGCAGGGTGTGATTGAGACTATGCTCGTCGCCTTGGAAAAATAGCTCCACGAGAATGCGGCCATATTTGCCACGCTCCTCATCCAGCACGGTCTTTACCGTAACAATCGGGCCCTTCGTGGCCACCTCGTTCCTGACAAATTCAGTGGCGAGAATGCCTAACTGCTTGAGATCAGGCGCGTCTTTGTATCCGCGCTTCTCCGCTGTATCCAATCCGTACAGGCGACAGTGCTGACCTTTCAATTCTATCGAGAACCCTAACATGAGATCCAGCACCACTGAATCTCCGTCTATGACCCGGCATACCTTCGCGCGGTACTGATAAGCTGGCTCTATTCCCATTCTTCCTGCTCCTCTTCCTCTTCTTCTTCTCCATCCCAATCCTCTGCCTCGGGGCAGTTAGGATGACAGCCGTTAACGCGCAAACACTCTGGGCAAAATCTCATTCGCAAATTTTTTCCCTGTTGCCTTTGTAATCAGGCCAGCCTGACTGACCACCCGTGCGCTTGAACAACAACGTCTGCTGACAATACAGGGCTTCTTCATCGAGCGCATCCTGATAATCAGACTCGCCCACCAACCCAAAGACAAGGCTCAGCAAAGCCACCAGCAGAAAAGCCCAGA